CATTGGTGGGCTTATGAAACTAACAGATACTTGCAAGAAAGGTTAAGAAACTTAGTAGTTAGAGCTAACTGGAATAAAAGAATTATCTGTAGGATACACCTATCACCTAATGATTTAGAAATACATCAACATAGGTTTGAAGGGTTTATTACACAATTAGAAAACATTGACAAGCAATTAAAAACAATTGCAATGCAATACAACGAACAAAGAATGAATAAATTAAAAACTATATTTACTAAAATTAAAAACTATGAAAATTAAAGAATTAGCACAAAAATATAACTTATCAAAAGATGACTTTTGGGAATTAAAAAGAGGTACACGTTCAATGTGGATTATAACTCACGATGCTTGCGAAAAGATAGCAGCAAAAGAAAATATACAATTTGGCGCACCTACTATATACAGAGATAGCAACCAAGATGTAGCAATAGTAGGAGATGCAAAAAGAGGAAACAAAGTTATCTGGTCAACTGGTGAAGCATCACCAAAAAATTGTAAAGCTCCATATATGTTTGCAATGGCCGAAAAGAGACTGAAGGATAGGTTAATACTAAAATTAATTAACGCTTACGAATATGGTATTTATTCAGATTCTGAGGCAGATAATTTCAAGAAACAATGATAGAAACAAATATTACAGAAATAGCAACGTTAATTATGACAAGCGTATTTTTTGGAATTGTTTTAGCTATGGCTATCAATACATATTCAAAATAAATAAAACTATATATTATGAAAAAGAATCACTTGAGTTACTCGGCTTTATGCCAGTTTAAGAAATCTCCTAACCATTTATTAGCATACTGGAACAAAGAATTAAAAACTACTGATGCAATGCAGTTTGGAACTATAATACACAAGATGTTATTAGAACCAGATACATTTACTAAAGAGTTTGCAATCTTTGAAGGTGCAAGGCGAGCTGGTAAACAATGGATTGAGTTTAAAGAACAGAACGAAGGCAAAACACTAATTAAACAACAAGAATTAGATGATGCAAACAAGATAATTAACAATGCTATGTTACATCCAGTATTAAGTGAAATGATGCAAAATAAAGAAGCAACTGAAATTAAATTAGAGTGGCAACATAAAGATGTTAATTTTAAGGGCTTTGCAGACCTTCTAACAACGTTTAACGGTAGAAAGTGTGTAGTAGATATAAAAACTACTAATGATGCTGGTAAACGCTTTGAACGTGATTTATACTATAATGATTATAAAATGCAGTTGGCAATGTATCAAGACCAATACGACAAAGATACAGATGCTTATATAGTAGCAATTGAAACTACAACACCATTTAATGTACAGATATATAAATTAGATGATAGTTTATTATTTAAAGGTTGGATGGATTACGATTATTATACAGATAAATTTAAAGAATGGAATGGAGAACCTCAAGGTTACTCAAGTGATATTGTAGAAGTAAAAACAGAAACAGAAGAAATATTATGAAAAAACTTGCAATCATAGGTGGTTTATCTTTAATGACTGCTGGAACAACTAATATGCTATGGCATAAGCAGAAGTTAAATTTAAATCCTAATACATTTGCAATAGCTACAGGAGGGTTTTTTGTAGCTGTAGGAATAACCTACAAATTTTAATTAAAAACAAATCAAAAACAAAAATTATGAATAATACAAAAGTAAAAAACGAATTAAAAAGGGGGATTTATATACCTTTTTATTCAATCGAAGATTTAAAACCAGCAAAAGTAAATAGGGATTTATTTATGAAACACGCTGAAAATTTTAAAACTAAATTAAAAGAAAATGATTGGTTATTACCAATAATAATTGCTGCTAATGGTGATGTAATAGAAGGACATCACAGAATAGAATCAGCTAAATTACTTGGTGAAACTACAGTTCCAGTTTATGTTGTAGACTGGGTTAATACTAATAATGCTAAAGAACATTTAAAATGTATTATTAATCTTAACAATGGTAACAAAGCGTGGACAAGTTTAGATTATTTAAAAGCATTTGCAAGAGATAATAAAGATTATAGAAAGGTATATAATTCTTATTTAAAAAACAGTAATAATATATCAGTTGGTAATATTATTAATTGTTATTTTGGTTACGGAAAAGCAAATTCATATAATTTTAAAAAGGGAACATCATTAATATTAGATGAAAGTTTTGCTAATTTTCTTGTAAATAAATTCTCACACTTAAATCAACAATATGGTAAAAACAAAATTGCTGCATATTGTGTTAGAGAATTAATAGTTGTTGCTTATACTAAAGCAAAGATGGATATAAAGACAGTTAATTTTCTATTTAAGAAATATGAAGAGATGGCAAAAAGTGACCACCCATCTATAACTTCAATAAATAAATTTAAACCTTTAATGGAATTATATTTAAATGAATATAATATGAAAACAAACAACAAAAACAAATAACAATGGATAAAAAAGAAGAAACAATATATTGTGGTAGTGGTAAAGTTATGAATCCTAAATGGCTTAAAGTAACTATTAATCCTACTAAAATCGCTGATTACATACAAGAGTATAATGGCAACAAATTCATCAAACTAAATATTAATTTAAAAGATGAAGCTGACCAATATGGCAAAGATGTAAGTATTAGTGTAGATACTTGGAAGCCAGATGCAGAAGCACCTAAAGCTGAAGCAAGTAGTACTTCAAATGATTTACCCTTTTAAGTATTATGAAACAATCAAAAATCTTAACCGCATTGGGTTTAAGTTCGTTGGATATACAAAATATGTTGATGAACGGACAAACAATGCCAGAGATAGCAAAGAAGTATAATATAACATATATTTCATTGGTACAGGCATTTAAAATCCAAAAGAAAGATTTTAAGTATATTGATTATATACAACCAAAAGAAGAAGTGAAGGATATTAAAAACGTATCCTTCACCTTTGATAAACTATATACAGAAGAATCACTTAATGAAAATGAGCTGCTTGCTTACTATAAGTATGAAGCTAAAAATAAAGCATATTATGACTGAGCAAGAAAAAACTATACTTACAATAGATTGGTTAAATAAAAAATTTAATTTATTAATTAAAAAAACAACTGGTCAATTTGATTTATGGGATGCTCAAGATGATAAAAGAATTATTGAATTTAAGTTTAGAAATAAATACTACAAAGAAAAATATATACAAGTAGATAAGTTTTATGCTTTATTAATGGCTGCTGAATATTATAATAAAGATGCTTATTATATTGTAGTAGATAATGAAGTTAGAATATTTAATTTAACTGAATTAAAAAAAGAATTAATTAATAGTGATGTAGTAATTAAACAAGCTCCGTATCAAACTGAATTTAAAAACAATCAAAAAATAAATAAATATTTTTATATATTAAACCAATCAAATCAAACTAAACAATTATGAAAGAATTACCTTACTTTAAATTTTATCCTAATCAATGGATAACTGGCTCAATATCATTTATGGACTTAGATGTACAAGGAGCATTTATGAAAGTTTGCTGCTACTACTGGAGCAAAGAATGTAACGTAACAAGAAAACAAATTAAAACATTAATACCTAAGCAATGGAGTACTTTGTTAGATGCTGAGCTATTCAAGATAGAAGAAGAAACTATTAGTATTAAGTGGCTTGATGAACAGTATAAGCAAAGGTTAGTAGAACACAAGAGAAATGTAAGCAACGGTAAGAAGGGGGGCTTAAGCAGGGCTCAAGCATTAAGAAAAGAAAAGAAAAGAAAAGATAATTACGCAAATGATAATTTATTAAAAGTAAATGATGAAGTGCAAAAACTTCTTGACCAATGATATTAGAAGATAAAGCCACAGTACCGTATTTAAAAGCATTTAAAGAAGGTAGAATTAAAAAAGGTGTTGGCATTGGTTGTTTATTAGATGATTATTTTCTTTATAAGAATGGTAACTTTAATATGTTTCTTGGTTTAGATAATGTTGGTAAAACTAATTTCATATTATGGTACTTAACAGCACTAAGTAAAATACACGGTAAGAAGTGGTGTATCTGGTCAGGAGAAAACAATGCTGGACAACTGAAACGTGATATTATACAAATGTGGACAGGTGAAACAATTAAAGATTTAAACGAATATTTATTTTACCACGATGAAATAAGTAAGTATTTTAAATTTATTGATAATAGAAAACTTTACAATCATAAAGAACTATTAAAGATATTTGAAGCAGAAGAATGTGATGGATGTTTTATTGACCCTTATACTGGTATAAACCACGATAGAAGAATATCACAGTTTGAACGTAATTATCAAGTTTGTAATGATGTAAGAGAGTTCTGCAACAAAACAGGCAAAACAATGTTTATTGCAATGCATCCACAAACAGAAGCTGCACGTAGAGTTTATCCACCAGACCATCAATTAAATGGACATATACAACCACCAAGAAAAGCAGATTGTGAAGGTGGCCAAGTGTTTCCAAATAGAGTAGATAACTTTATATGTTTACATAGATTAATATCACACGATAAACTTTGGATGATGACTGAAGTTCACGTATATAAAATAAAAGATAAAGAAACAGGCGGTAAACCAACAATGTTAGGAGAGCCACTAAGATTTGATTACAATAGTGGTTTAGGTTTTACAATTGGTGGTAATAACGTATTAAAACAAAAACAATGAAGATATTAAATTTATATGCTTGTTTAGGTGGTAACCGTTACAAATGGGATGAAGTAACAGATATAGAAGTTACTGCTGTAGAATTAGACCCAGAGTGTGCAAGGTTATACCAAGAGCGTTTTCCAAATGACAAGGTAATAGTTGCAGACGCACACCAATATTTATTAGACCATTATAAAGAGTTTGATTTTATATGGAGTTCTCCACCTTGTCCAACGCATAGTAGATTAGTTACAAGTAATAAAAATAAAATTAAAATGAAGTATCCAGATATGAAGTTATATCAAGAAGTAATATTTTTAGATAATTTTTTCAAAGGTAAATATGTTGTAGAAAATGTTATACCTTTTTATACTCCTTTAATACCATCAAAAAAAAGAGGAAGGCACTTATATTGGACAAATTTTAATTTACCAAACGATATAAATGAAAGACCTCCTGTTGGTATAGGTCAAGGAGTAAATGAAGTTAAAAGATTGTGCGAGTTTCACGATTACGACTTTTATAAATATAAAGGAAAACAACCAACTAATAAAATAGCAAGAAACTTAGTAGACTATGAAGCTGGTAGAACAATATTAGAAACAGCAGTAGGAATAACAAGAAAACAAAATGTAAACCAAACAGAATTATTTTAAAACAAAAAAAATGAGATATAAATATGAAGATATAGAAAAGTTTTTAGAGTTTAAAACTTGGACTAACAAAGATAAAATAGATAAATTACTTGAAATAGATTGTAGTTTATATGCACATCTTGGAACTGATTCTACTAAAGCAGAGAAAGAAGAAGTAAAAAGAAGAAGCATAGATATATACAGAACCATAAAAACATTAGATAAAAAACTTGGTGATGAATTACTTTATTCAGAAGATTTAAAACAATGACAGATTTAGATTATACAATAACAAAGAACAAATTAGAAATACTGCTTCTAAAAGCTCAAGAAGGTTTAAAGAGTGGTAAAGTAACACAAAGTAAATTGGAAGCGGTAGAAACGTTGCAAGATAGTTTAAAATGTATGTTGGAGCTGAGGTTAATGGTTGATGAAATGAAAAACAAACAAACGTTGTTAACAATGCAAAATGTAAAAGCATACAAAGAAACTGCAGAACTTAAGAAAAAATTTAATACATTTAAGAAATGAAAACTATATTATTAATGTTAATACTATCACACATAACCAGTTTTATCTCTGGTGCTTTAATTGTTGTAATTATAAAAAGATATTTTGAAAAGTAAAAAGAGAACATTAAATGAATACAGACAAACAAAGGACTCTCACTACCGTAGTGATGATTCTCCTATTGAGTACAACATTGCTTTGTTGTGTAGAATATATACTAATGATGCTGAACTTGGAGCAATAGTTAGA